GATATTCAAAGACTATTAAAATTTAGTTTTAAAAAGTCAAATATAGAAGATTCTTGTATGGGTGGACTTGTAGTTAATTATGGATATAATTATGCTACAGAAAAATATGATGCTAAAACCGAACAAATAAATACAGGCGAAAATCTTTTTATATACCAAGAATATTATGGGGTAGATGATATTAATGATTTTCAGCACGAAATAGATGCACCATATATACAAGATAAAAACACAGCAGAATATTTCAGAGATTATTATTTTCATAGAAACAAGCACCAAAAGTTAATTTGTAATTTTGAGTTGTCAATGGCAGATGGAATAGAATATGAAGTTGGTGATATTATAAGGTTTAATGGCAATCCGAATAATACAAAACCTTATGGGCAGGATATTACACAAAATAATTTAATTATTGACCAAGAAGCAACACCATACTTTTTTATAACAAAAGTACAAAAATCATTATTTAGAGTAAAAATTGAGTGCGTACAGACACACAATATAACATACGAACAAGCAGATGATATATTGCTTGGAGATTTAAATTTGGATGGCGAAGTAACAGTAGAAGGTGATGGAAATGATTATCAAGTATTTCAAGAAATGATTGATTCTGTTGGTGGTTTTTCAGCAGAAAACTTGTCATTTAGCTATAATGAATTAATGCAACAAGGATATGACATAAGGCAAATAATTAGGGCAGATATGAATAAAACTGGAACAATCGATATACAAGATTTCGTATTATTTGTAACAACATTTGTAAACTAAATTAAAATGAGAATATATAAAGATTTTGATAAAGTATATTTAGAAAACTATAAGCCAAGCAAGGTTATAGAAATGTTTTATAGTGGATTTTTTGATGGCAATATGGTTGCAAAAGGAAATATAATTGTAACAGAAAATAGAATATTTTTTATAGATATTAACCTTAATTCATCAGGTTTATTGTTCACATATAATGGAAACTTTGCAATAAAAAAAACTTATGCACATATAGATGGTAAAGTTGAAATTATAAGAGCATATAGTGAATCTGACGATGTAAATGCAATACAATCAACTTGGAATGAATCAACATCTAAATATACAGATTTTTTTCGTACAAATAAGCGTAAACCATACAGGCAAACAATTTTAAGAAAGAGGAAATAGATGGCAGGAACAGTAGCAAGACCAAAGGTATATATAGACTATATAAGTTATTTTAGGGCAACAGGACTTGGTTTAGGAGCTGTTGAAACAGGTGTTAGTATTCTTGAAGATTATTCTGATATTTTAACATATAATCCAAGCAATACAAAGACTTTCACACCACGTTGGGATAATACATCTATGAAATTTAAAGTTTTTATGGGTAATGGAACTGGAGAAGCATCTAAACTTGTTCAATCAATGAACTATGGAGCGTTTCTAAACCATAATGCAGAGGATTTTGAGGGACGAGAGTTGAATATAGATGGTATGAAACAAGATAATAGTGCAAGTTCACTTAATACTTCAGAAACAAGTGGTACAAGTGGATTAAATGGCTTTAGGCTATTTAACTTAGATGTTAGTCGTTGGAATGATATTAATTGTTTTGGATTAATATTTTCATCACGACAAACTGGATCGACTACACCTTTACGTTTAGGTTCTGTTATAGCAGGTCGTTCTTATACGTTTCCACATAATGCAAATCTAAGTATGAATATCAACTATGATGCTGATGGTATACGTTCCAGTAGAACACTTGGGGGACACGATATAGTAGATGTTAATTACTATAAGCAACCTGATTGGGATGGAAGACCACCATTTATAGCGACTAACGCATCAGGGTTATCAGCTACTTCACATATAGGCAGAAGGTCGTGGGCATTGACGTTTTCGTTCCTTACAGCTACAGACACGTTCCCACAAGGAATGGGTGAAAATTTTATGTTTGACAATTATTTTGCAGATGATGGATCAGAAACTTGGACTAATCATACAACAGATAACATAACCTCGCACTTTATGACATTAACTCTCAATGGTCAGCTTGGCGTTTTACTGCAGCCTGACCAAAGTAAAAACACTTTTGCGTGGTGTAAGCTACGTTCAAACAGCTTTTCAGTACAACAATCAGCACCTAATTTATACACTTGCAAAATGACATTTGACGAAACTTGGTAGATTTCCCTCCGACATCCTGTTTTATAGGATAGCGAAAGAAAAAGCTCTCTCCTCGTGAAAGGGCTTTTTTTTTGCATTATTTTTAAATATATGTATTATTTTCTTGCACATAATTAAAATATATGTTAATTTATAATTAAGATGTAGGAATCTTAATAAAAAATAAAGACATAGGAGAAAACAAATGAATACTAAAAAAAGAGTAAAAAACATCGATGAAGATAAAATCTATTATTATATAGACAAGGAACATTGTTTAATCGTCAATGAAGATAAAGTCTATTATATAGACAATGAAATTTGTTTAGATATAGAAGATGTTTTAACAAAAAAACATTAACGTTGCCTACCATAAAAGGAGAAACAAATGAGTATGATAGATAAATACGAATCGCTACAAGATAAACTTGGTTTTGATATACGTGAGTTATCAGAGTATAAGTTTGCACAACGACAACAGAATGAGGTAATTATGAACAAAACTTACAAAGATGCAGAAATAGTGAGTGATGACTTACTTGTTATTAAAGAAAAGCTAAAGTTAGCAGGTTGGGGTGGTTATGAGATACTTGGCTATATTAATGGCGACAAGAACTATAAAGTTAAATTAAAAGATAATAGTAACTTTGTAACTATAATTACAATGGAGAAAGAAGGTCGTATAATCCATATATTACAAGATAAGACTAAGGAGGTAAAATAATGCCTATCAATATACACGGAAAAGAATATGTTACAGTAGCAGAACGTGTCCAAATGCTACACGATTCAGATTTAACAGAAATTAGCCTAAATACAGAGATTTTGCACGATGACGATAAAAGTATCGTTATGAAAGCAACTCTTGAAATAGATGGCAATTCTTACACAGGAATCGCACAAGAAATAAAAGGCTCAAGCAACATTAACAAAACATCAGCTTATGAGAATTGTGAAACAAGTGCAGTAGGTAGATGTCTTGGCTTTGCAGGTTATGGATCAGTTGAATCGATTGCAAGTGCTGATGAGGTTGCAAATGCAGTTGCACAGCAACAACCTGAATATGCGACACCTAATCAAGTAAAGTATATAAAGAACTTGTGTCAAGAAAAGAATATAGATACAAGTAAATATAACTTTGATGATATGACAAAGCAAGAAGCAGGTGGAATAATTGAAAAAATAATAAAGGATAAATCTTAATGAGAATTTATCAAATAGTATATGGTTTTAGAGGTCATCATTACAATGAATTTTTTATGTCTTTAAAAGAAGCAGAGAAAGCTAAAGAAGAAATTGAGAGTAAGTACATTAATTTAGTTGGATTTGTTGCGATAATTGCAATGGAAGATGTGCCTAAAACAAAAAAAGGAATAGTAACTATTTTAAATAGAAGCACTCGTAAAAGAATAGATTTTATTAACGATTTAGAAGAATATTCTGAATCATTTAAAGTGAAAGGAGAAGCGTGAAAATAAACAGAATGAAAGTAGGTAGTTATGGTAAGATAAAAGCATTTTTTGATTTAGAACTTGATAATGGTATTGTTATTAAAGGCTTTAAATTAATTGAAGGCAAAGATGGACTATTTGTAGGTAATCCATCGCAGAAAAATGCACAAGGCACGTATGATCAAATGTGCTTCATACCAAAAGATGTAAATGATAATATTAAAAAGATTGCATTAGATTACTATGCAAATGAATCACAATCAGTAGGTGATGTACCTTTTTAATGATATATAAACTATACGAAGATGTAGAGTGTTTTGTGTGTCTAAAATTAAAGCCATTTAAAGAAGTAGAAGAAATAATGATTGAAGTTTTAGATGCACAGGCATCTGCAAACGTATGTAAAAAATGCTTAGGAGATTTTAAGAGATGATAATATATGAAATAATATGTAGCAGTAGAGCAGAAGATGTATCTGTGTTTATGTCAAATTTAAGAAAAGCAAGTAGCTTTGTAGCTAAGAATAAAAAGTTATTTGATGAGTGTGATATAAAAAAACACGTTATAGGTAATAATAAATGCGAGATAATTAAATTTTTAAATAGGGAGAATGGCATTGGATAATCTAACTGGACTATATGGGTTGCCTTATTATATCTATACAGATTTACTTAAGACAAGCTATAAACAACCTAAAAAATCAAAATACTTTGAAGATAAGTACAAAGCAAAGGGCACAGAAGTTCGTGATGCAATACGTTTGCTAAGAGTAAAACATAAACAGCCAGTATGCTCAGGTGCAACAGGTTATTATTTTGCACCAAACAAAGCACATTGGGAACGTACAAAGGCACAACTATTATCACGTGCTAATAAGCTAAGAGAAGCAGCGAACAATCCTGATGAATATTTTTATGATGGCAAACAAGGGAGTATGTTTTAATGAATGTTTTAAGTTTATTTAATGGTATGAGTACAGGGCATACAGCTTTAGATAATGTAGGAATTAAAGTTGGTAAATATCATTCATCTGAAATAAAACCAGCAGCTATAAAATTAACACAACACCATTATCCTAATACAATACAATTAGGAGATGTAACTAAATGGAAAGAATGGGATATTGATTGGAAGTCAATAGATATGGTGCTTAGTGGTAGTCCTTGTCAAGATTTATCACAAGCAGGGAAAAGAGAGGGTTTACAAGGTAGTCGTAGTAGTTTGTTTTTTGTGTTTGTAGATATATTAAACCATATAAAACAATTTAACCCTAAAGTATTGTTTTTGCAAGAAAATGTAGGATCTGCACCTAAAAAAGATGTAGGTATTATGTCAAGGGCATTAGGCGTATATCCTGTAAGGATAAATTCAAAATTAGTTACTGCACAATTAAGAGATAGATATTATTGGAGTAACATTAAAACAACAAAAGATGGTTTGTTTGGAGATATAGTTACAGATATACCACAACCAAAAGACAAAAAAATATTGTTCAAAGATATATTAACAAATGGATATTGTGAAAAAGAAAAGCATACTTGTTTAATGGAAAGATATATACAAGCAAATACTTTTGCAAATAATGATTATGAATCTTGGGAAAGATATATAAAAAAAAGACCGACTGGAATGACTACACTAATTTATATTGAAGATAAAAAAGTAAAACTTAAAACAAATACTAAAAAAGGTTATGATATAGTAACAGAAAATGATTGTATAGATTTAGCTTTCCCTAAAAGTAAAACAAGACGTGGGCGAGTTACTAAAGGTAAATCACCTTATTTAATGGAATCATCTAACCATTTATATTCTTTAAAAGATTATAAGATAAGATTAGTTAATAAAGTAGAAATGTGTCGATTACAAGGTTTTCCTGATAATTGGTGCGATATATTAACTTACAAAGAAGCAGGTAGTTTGTTAGGCGATGGGTGGACATTACCAATAATAGAACACATATTTAGTTTTATAGATTGCTAAGATATGTTTCTTTACTATAAATATTAACTTACAGGAGAAAACAATGAATATTTTTTTAATAATTTTAATTTTTTTAGTATTAGTATTTGTTGCTCTGTTTTGTTTTTTGCAAATTATAAACATAATGTCTAAGTGGTATTAGACTAACATAGGAGAAAAAAATGAAAGGTTGGATTTCGAAACATAGGAAGGTTTTAGAAAATCCCATAGTTAAAATGGCAAAGGTAAAAAGTCCATACGAAGCGTGGGATATATTATTATTTAAAGTAAATCACAAAGAAAGAAAAATAGTTATAGGTAACGAGATAATAAAAGTAAATAGAGGTGAAACAATAACATCATTACAGAAGTTACAAAAAGAATTTGGATGGGGATCAACAAGAACAAGATCGTTTCTAAAATTATTACAGGCTGATGGAATGATAACATACGAAAGCAACACTAAATACACCAAAATCCTTGTCAATAACTATGAAAAATATCAAAACATACAACACGCTACCAATACGCTACCAAAAAACGAACAAAAAACGAACAAAAAACGACCAAATACAAACAATAATGATATAAATAATGATATAAATAATGTTAATAAGAGAAAGCAAAAATTTATCAATGAAACTTTGTCTGTAATAAAAAATAAAAATATTGATATGGAAGTATCTAACTTAGAAGCCTTTACAGATTATTGGACAGAGCTTAATAGATCAAAAACTAAGATGAAGTTTGAACTGCAACAAACATTTGAAATATCACGTAGATTAAAGACGTGGCTAAATAATAATTTTAATGGAACTAAGAAAACAGCAACAAAAAAGAAATTTAAGTTTAGCTCAACCTATAAGCACTATGTCGGATACTGTGGTAATAGTTCTTGTGGTAGTTTTGGGGTGTCAGATTTTTATGATATATGGGAAACAGATAAAGGTTTATCGCAAACTAAATGTTGTGGTACAGAACTATTAAGTGAAAGGATAGCAAAATGAAATTATATAAAATTATACAAAAAAATGGTAATCCAAAAAAAGTTTATCCAAAGCATATTGCGATGAATTTGATGAGAGATATGAAAAAAGGGGAGTGTTTCTATTATGACGTAACGCACCAAAGAGCATCAGATTGGTGTCAAATGTTTATGAGAAAAGAATTTTATAAACAGCATAAAGATGAAAGCAACCAGTATTATAGAAAATTAAAAGAATTTAAAAGAGTAAAAGTAGATAGTAAAACTGGGTATATAAAAAAAATAAAAGAGATTCCTATTTATACAGATGAAAAAAGAGTATATAATTTCATAAGAACAAGAAAAACAAAATTAAATACATTAGGTTTATTACCAAGAACAGAAATTATGTTAAGACGTGCAGGATTTGAATATCTTGAAGAAATAGAAGATATTGGTGTGAGAACATTAGCTGAATATATTTATAAATATAATTTTGGTGGTTGGGCAAACCCTAATAATGTTGAAAAAACAATTTTAGATTTAAAAAAAATGGGAAGGAGTTTACAAAAAAAACCTAAAAAGAAATTAGAAGATGAAAAAGTTGGAATACTTATACAAGATATTAATGCACAAGCATAAGCTTCACACAGGGCATCTCAACTTCCTATGTCAAACACGTACTATACCACACTACGGGGTGTCCTGTGCTTTTTGAAGTAATGTTAAAATATGCAATAGCGATGATGTTAGTGCAACCAATAGAGGAAATACATAACTGCAACAATCCTAATTTAAAAGGTAAAGTAAAGCATTATGTGTGTGATTGGGATGAAGATGATTTTTATACAAATATAAATGGTCAAAAGATATTAAGACCTAAACGCAAGAAAGATAATAAGATAAAAGCATATTATAGGAAGAAATATTGGTATGGGAAAAACAATAAATAAACAATCAGGTGGTAGGCACGAAATACTAACCAAGAAATATCAAGCAAGAAAAAAAGATGGTGGAATGGTGTGCAATAAATGCAAAAAAGTGCGTAAATTAAATGAATATGGCTCAAATAAAAGCTATTGCTTGAAGTGTAAGAGAGAAAAAGATAAGATAAAATATAAGAAAGCAAGTTATAAGCTATGGTAAATATAGGTACAGAGATGTATCAAGTCGAAAAGAAAAAGGGGTAGGCAAATTAATAAAAATAACAAAGAGGAGTTATGCCTTTTTAATATTTATAATTTGGTGCATACCTACCCCAATTTCTTGAAAGGAAACAAATGGAACTAATAGCAATATTAATAATATCTACAATGATGTTAATGCACTACAAAAACAATGTTTAATTTTTTAATAAAACAACGACCAAAACCACAACAACGACATAGAAGTAACGGAAGATTTCAGTACGATCCATCAGCAAAGGATAAAAAAGAATTTGCATTACTTGCAAAAGAGTATGCACCAAAGACACCACTACGACATAAATTTGATTTACATTTAACATTCTGCTACAAACGACCAAAGAATCACTATAGGTCAGTAAATAAGCAACCAGTATTAAAAGACGATGCTCCATATTACAATACAAGCAGACCTGATATAGATAACTTATCTAAATTTGTAATGGATAGTTTACAAGACTTTTATGTAGATGATGCACAAGTGGTATCTTTAAACGCAATAAAAGTGTATGGTGAAGAAGATTATATACACGTAAAAATGTTTCATAATAAAAAATATTGTTAATTGCAAGACTTTATTTGTATTTTTAGCGTATGGCTACAGCTAAAAAAGCACAATCTGCACAAAAAACAGACAAAAAGAAGTCTGATTTTCTTGTTGCGTTAAAAAATAATAATGGAAACATATCAGAAGCGTGTCAAGCTATCAACATAGGTAGAAGAACATATTACTCGTGGATAGAAAAAGACGAAACATTTAAGCAAGATGCTGAAGATGCACAAGAATCATTAATAGATTTAGCAGAATCAAAGTTAGTAGAAAACATAAAAGATAACGATAATACCTCAATAATATTTTTTTTAAAGACAAAAGGGAAGAAAAGAGGTTATATAGAAAAGCAAGAGATAGAACACGTAAAACCATTTGAAGATATAGATTTCAATGGCATCTAAAAATTTACAAATATATAAAGAAGATTATTTACCCCATCAATGGGATTTTCTAACTATACAGAAAAGACAACCACAAAAGAAACTAAACTTTTTATGTGGTGGTATGGGAAGTGGTAAGACACACATATTTTTACATAAATGTCTATATAACCACGTAACAAAGAAAAACGCAGATGGTGTTTCAAATGGTTGGTGTATATATCCTACATATTCCCTTGCAGAGGAGCTTTTTGTAGAGCCAATGAAAGATATCTTTGAAAGAAATGGTATACGATACGAGTATAACGTACAAAAGCATAGATTTAAAACTATGTATGGTACAATAAAAATATATCAATTACAAACACCACATAGACTTATTGGAGCAAATTTAAATTGGGTAGGAATAGATGAATTTGACCTTGAATCGTGGAAGAATTGCGAAATAGCGTATAAGAAAGCTATAGGTAGATTAAGAGGATCAGATGACACAGAACTATTTATAGTATCAACACCTGAAGGATTCTCTTATTTACATCATATCGCAGTAGAGAAAGCTAATGACCAAACATATTTGGTAAAAGGCAAGACAACAGACAACCCATTTCTACCTGATGGCTATGTAGATTTATTAGAAACAAACTATGATTCACGTATGCTACAAGCATATAGAGATGGTGAATTTGTAAACATACAGAACCAAAGCACATATTTATTTGATAGGAGTAGAAATGTCAAAAAATGCGAATACGACAGATCACAGCCAATACACATTGGAATCGACTTCAATGTTCACCCCTTTTGTTGTGTTTTGGCACACGTTTACCCATACTCGCCCAAAGTGCAAGTGTTTGACACAATCTCGCTCAGTCATCAAGGTCAAGGCGACTTATTAACACAACGTATGGCTGATACAATAAAGGCTAAGTATCCTAATGAAAATTATATTATTTATCCTGATGCAAGTTCAAGACAAAGAGCAACATCATCAGCGTTTTCAGATTTTGATATACTAAAAATGAATGGATTTCAAATAAGAATGGGTAACAAAAACCCATTAGTGATTAATAGAGTAAATTCAGTTAATTCTATGTTGGAGGGAAACCAATTAGAACCTAACATTATCATTGATCCGAGATGTCAAGACCTCATCAATGATTTGCTTAAGGTAGTTAATAAACCCAATACAAGAGTATTGGATAAAAGCAATACTAAGCTCACGCATAGCTCAGATGCTTTAGGGTATTTAGTTTCATACCTGTTTCCAATAGTCAAACCAACATTAGGAGCAATACAAAGATGATACCAGACGTAGGCGAATTACTTGTAAGGCAATCAAGATATGATGCACAACAAAACGAAAAAAACCAATGGCGTAAAGCAAGACTAATAGCAAGAGATTTTTATAATGGCAACACAAGTGGATATACTGAAGAATACTTTAGTGCATCATTAATTAATAAAGTTCCTATTGCTAATGTAAATATAACTAAAAGAATTATAGATAGAATTAGTTTAGTTTATATGAAACCACCTAAAAGAGAATATAGCGATGAAGGTGTATTGGATTTCTTTCACGAAAAAGATTTAAAACTACAACGTGCAGAGCGTATGACTAATCTACTTGAGCATATCTTAATAAAGCCTACGTGGAGAAATGGCAAGATAGATTATGATTTAATTATGGACTTTGAAGCACAATTTGGTGATGATCCATTACGACCAATGTCTATAACATATCCTCTTGCTATGAGAGCATCTGTATTAGATGATACGCCTGAGCTTAGTGTATATTGGGATGCAGAGAATACATTTATATTTGACAACAATGGTAAGATACAAAGCGACCCTGATAATCCTGACCATATAAATCCTTACGGAGTATTGCCATTTATAGAATGTTTCAAAGAAGGGCGACCTGAGTATTCATACTTAGATACAAGTCCTGCTAATGATTTAATAGCCACAAACCTTGAAGTGAATGTGTCAGAAACAAATGCCAACGCTAATACTATGTTCCAATCATTTGGTTATATGTATGTAAATGGCTCACAAGTAGAAAAAGACACATTAGAAGTTGGTCAAGATAAAATATCATTTTTAGGTATTGATGGCACAATGAATATTGTTTCCCCACCGAATACAGTAGATGCCTTATCCTCCTCTATTGAGCATAGCTACAAGTTACTTGCTCAAAACTATCATCTAAATATATCATTCGTAGAAGGTACTGCTGCACAAAGTGGGGTTGCAATAAAACTAAGAAACCAAGAGTTAACAGATGCACGTATATCTGATGTACTTAGATGGAAAGATATAGAATACAAATTATATGACCTTGAAACAATTATACTAAACGTAGAAGCGAATAGAAGCACAGGTGAGCTTATAAAAGTAGATTATCAAGAGAATATGGAGATATTATCTGACCAAGAACAACGTGAGAAGTGGGATTGGGAACTTGCGAATGGCTTAATTGATACAGCAGACATAATGATGCAGATTGATCCTGATAGATTTCCTGACAGAGAATCAGCACAAGACTATTTGTTTGAACGAAGTGGAGCAGATATAGCAGAGCCTAATGAGGAAGAATCGCAAGAAGATAGTTTATTACAAGCACTAACACGACCAGTACAATAAGGAGAAATAATGGCTAAAAAAGTAAGTTGGACTTATGGTGGTAAAAGATATTATGGAACACTAATAAGAGAAACAAAGACAGCTAAATTTGCAAGAACTGCAAGTGGTAAAACAAAAAAGATTTTAAAAAAGAGGAAGTAATGCCTAAGACAAATTACGTAAAAGGTGTAAGTATGACAGGACTCACAAATCGACAAAAGACAGCGATGAGAAGACATAAAACACACCACACAGCAAAACACTTAAAGCAAATGGTAGCATCTATGAAACGTGGCAAAACATTCACACAATCACATAAAATTGCTATGAAAAAAGTTGGAGTATAGTGGCAGAGTATCAAGGCAAACAAGTAAGGTTAGACAAACCAAGCCGAATAACTAAAGGCGAAGCAGGATATGGTCGCAAGAAGTTTAAGGTTTACGTTAAAGATGGAGATAAAGTAAAGAAAGTTATGTTTGGCGATCCTAATATGAGGATTAAAAGATTTTCAGATAAGAATCGCAGAGATTTTAGGGCAAGGCATAGATGCGACACAAACAAACCTACAGACAAAACTAAAGCACGATATTGGTCGTGTAAGTTTTGGGAATCACGAAAATCTGTAACTGATTTACTTAGCTAATGGCAGACCAAACAAAGATAGATAACATAGCAGCACAAGTGGCACGACAAACAGACCAACTACAACAAGAGTTGGTTAGAGATTTACTAACCTTATCAAAAGCAGACAGATTTCAAACAATAGACCAATTTTTATTTGCATTAGAGCAACTTGACATCCAAGAGCTTGTTAGAATTAAATCAGCAAACATATTACAAGGCTACACACAAGCACATACAATCGTATTGCAAGATATGGACTTAATTGCAGATATAACTGAAGAAACACTTAGAAGTCTAACAAACTTTAGTAGATCAACATTTGCAGAACATTTAGGGCAGATGGGCAATATAATAAAGAAAGAAATAGTCAAGGGTGCAATAGCAGGTAGCACAGAAAAAGGCATATTTGATGCAATACAACAACAAGCAGGATTGTCTAATGCACAAATGCGAACACTTGTAACCACAGGACTAAATGACTACTCACGTAGTGTTGGCAAGGTAATGATAGACAAGTTAGATAAAAATCAAAAGTATAGATATGTAGGTGCTATTGATGACAGAACAAGAGATGCTTGTTTGCAATATTGGAGTGCAGGAGATTTAACAAAAGCAGAGATAGAAAGTCGTGGATGGGGCGATACATTTGTTTCAGGTGGTGGTTACAATTGCAGACATCAATGGATACCTATAGAAGAAGAATCTAAAAGCAAGGATGTAAGAACAGATGCTTGATATTAAGTTTATGCAAAAGATGTCATCTAAGACACGTAAAGCGTATGTAGACCATATCTTTTACAAAGGTAAAGATGTATTTGGGCGAAAGTTTAAGCCATACTCAAGGAACAAAACAAAGTGGGCATCTATTTTAGCAAGAAAAGCAGAAAGAGGTAAAATACCTAAAGAAGGTATTAGTTATGGTGAAGCAAAAAGAATGGGGATATTGCAAAGACAAAGAAGTGAATTTGCAGGTACAACAAGTCCAGTATTGTCAGCAGACTTATTAAATGACACAAAATCATTTTTTACAGCCACATCTTTCGGTATAAGGTTTGCAAAAGATGGACATAAAGTAAAACATTTAAATAATATGAAAAGAGAGTTATCATCGCAAAAACAGCCATTTCCTAAAAAAATTATAGAAACAATAGAGAAAGATGTACGTAGAGAAATAGCAAAACAATTTCCTAATAAAACAACTAAAATCGTTTTAGGAAAATAATTATTTTTTTTCTTGCAATTAATTACTAATATTACTATGTAAATTTGTAACTAAAAACTCACTTAAGAGGTTAAAATGTCAGAACAAATCGAAAATACCCAAGTTGAAAACAACAACGTAAAAAATGACAGCACAGAAGCTGAAGCAAATGATAATTATAAAAACGTACCTGATGCACGTTTCAATGAAGTTATAGCTCAAAAGAATAAGGCATTAGAAGATGCTAATAATTACAAAGCACAACTTGACAAGTTTCAAGCAGAACAAGAATCTGCAAGAAAGAAAGAACTTGAAAAGCAAGGCGAGTATAAAACATTATTAGACGAAGCTAATACTAAGATTGCAAAGCTAACTACAATAGCAGACGAATATACAGAGTACAAGTCTAACAAAAGAGAAGCAATTATGAAAACGATTACAGATGATAATGACAAAGTAATCGCAGAAGGATTGTCGCTTGATAAGTTAGAAATGTTTGCAAACAGGGTTACGCAAACAAATGCACTTGGAACTCCAAGCCAAAGACCTGCAAACTCTAAAAAAGGAACAGGTCAATTTGGTGGTTATAGTTCTTACGCTGAATGGGCAGAAAAAGACCCTGAAGGCTATCAGAAACAAAACCAAAGTCCAAATCCATTAGGAAACTTTAAAATTGGCTATTAAGAAAGACCATAGTAAGATATTAGGTATTGACTTCGATCCTAAAGGCGATATGCAAGTAGATGTAAAGCCTGATGGTGATTGCTCAGTTAAATACAAAGGTACCAATATGGACTATGATTGTTATGTTGATGAACTTGAAGAAAGAGCAACAAGAAATCAGCAAGGCAAGTCAATTATTAATTCTATTGGTATGTTTAGTGGAGTTTCATTTGATGAAAATGGTAAAATAATCAAAAATTAAAACAAAGGTAGGTTATAAATAATGAATCATTTATTAAATAATATACAAGGATTTGTTATGGGTGGTTACGCAGGTAATCATCTAATGGCAGAAACCGATACTGGCGTTGCAGCAGGTGGACTTGGAAGAACTGTTGGCGATGCTGTAATAGCTTTTAACAAAGCAAATGTAATGCTTCCACTTGTAACATCAAAACAAGCTGTAAGAGGTTCTAACCACGTGCAGTTTGCTGATTACACAAAACTTGCAACATCAGACGTTGGTACTCCTGCCGATGGTGCTGATGAAACAACTGTAACATCAGTTACAACAACAGCAAGAACAGCAACTATTTCAGAACACGTTATTAGAGCAGATGTGTCTGATTTGGCGGTTATGGGTAATGCAGAAGATTTAACAGGTAACGTAGGTGCAGCACTTGGTAACGCAGTTGCAGCTAAACTTGATGATGACCTTGTAGAATTAGGTAAAACATTCTCACAAACAGAGTGTGGAGCAGGTACACAATTAGCACTATCTCACATATTCGGCTCAATGCGACAGCTTAAGTCAGCAGGTGCACCAATGCCTTATAACTTAGTGCTATCACCAAAACAAGTTTGGGGTGCAAAAGGTATATCATCATTATTACAAGATGCAGCAGTATCAGGCAGTAATGTAGCAAAGCCAATGTCATTATTGGGTAGCAAAGGTGATGAGTATGTTGCAAATGGTATGATTGGATCACTTGCAGGTTTTGATGTTTATTGGTCAGACCAAATAGATGAAGATGTATCATCAGGTGGAGATGCAGCAGGGTTTGCGTTCTCACGTGGTGCTATCGGACTTGCAATCGGTGTAGATGGATTGTTTAGATTAGAAACAGAAAGAAACGCATCATTCAGAACTACAGAGTATGTAGTTTGTGGATTTTGGGGTGAAGTAGAAATCAAAGATAGCTTTGGTGTTTACGTTCTATCAGATGTTTCTTAATAACTGATTAGTCGAGGGGAGTGTAATACTCCCCTCATTATATGGAGAATAAAATGGCAGATAGATTTTTTAAAAAACCAAATGGCGTGATTGTTAAGGTAATTCCTACACACGACATAGATTCACTAAAAGATAGATTTATAGAGTGCGATGCAAAGGGAAATGAAATTAAGAAAGAAAAGCCTAAGGCAAAGCCTAAAAAGAAAGCAAAGAAAGAAGACAAATAATATACCTTATTCACGGTAGCCAACCTTAAAGGAGAATAAAAATGGCACAAACAAATTTAAGAGAAAGAGCAGTAGTAGAAAAACTCAACTCAATGGCAGTTGATCTAATCACATCTACACCTGATATTGCAGAAGCAACATATTCAGATGGTGATTTAATGGCTGAAGGAGAAAAAATACAAGATGCAGCTGCAGTTGTAGGTGGGAAATGTATATTGCAATCTGTATCTGCAATAGATACTTCAGATACAGGTGGAGCGATATACTTGGTTATATCAGATACTACTGTTGATTTAGGTACTGTAGGAAGTGCAATAAACGCAGCAGATTCAGCAGCAGACAATTCTATTGCTATTGTTCAATTATCTAATTGGACAGATATTGGTGGAGCAAAAGTATGTACAAAAGGCAATATTGGCTTAGTATTATCAAGCACATCAAGTTCAAGAGATTTAAGGTATGGAGTAGTAAATGCAAGTGGTGGCGATATCGTGATTGGATCAGGCGAAGATATTATTTTTAAATTCGGCGTGGTAAAAGACTAATGTTCCTATCACGCAGAATAACAATGGTTGGCGATGTATTTAGAGATGAGTTCTCTTTAGCGTTTGATGGTACTAATGATTTTATACAACTACCTATGCCAATTAATTATTCAGCAGTTACAATATCAGCGTGGATTAAAGTAACTGAAGATTCAAATACAAAAGTTATTGTGGGGGCAAGAGATAGTTCTTCAGATGGATTAATATTCTTTTTGGATTCATCAGAAAGGCTCGTACTAAGGGTAAATGGTCAAGGCACATCTACGACTGGTATGGACATAACACCAAATGTGTGGACACACGTTGTAGGAACTTACGATGGTGATAAAGCTATAGCATATATAAATACTATCGCAAGTTCACCCAAAGATATATCTACTGATGGAATTACTACTGTAACATCTAATGCAAGAATAGGGCGTAATGCACAAAGTAGTGCAAACCCTTATAATGGAAATATATCAGAAATAGCCATATACGACAAAGCATTATCAGCATCAGAGATAAAAACACTTTACAATGGTAGAGAGCCTTATAACCACAAAGAAGGCATATGTTCATCTAACTTAAAAGCGTGGTATCGTATGGGTGATGGTAGTGCTAATAATAGAAGATTTCAATATATAGAAAATAGTGCATCATCGGCAGGTAGTAATATAATAATGTCATCAACATTTGATTCAGATGCAGATGGTTGGGAAGATTATGCTTCAGGGACAGTTGCACGAAGTACAGACATATCAAGCCATAGTGGAAGTGCAGGGGTACTAAAATGCACAACAGATGCAACTAATAATTGGCTTGGCAAAACAACAAACATTACATCAGGAATGGAATCAGGTAAAATATATCTTGTAGAAGCATACGTTTATATTCCATCGTCTTGGAGTGGAACATCTGATATGTATATTTATACTGCTGACCAGTTTGGAGATGCTAATACAAATATAGGTATAAATTCATACAATGAAGCTCAAGATACAATAAAAGATGCGTGGCAGCGAGTATTTTATACGTTTTTATGTCAAGAAGATAGTGGTAGTGGTGCAATATATTTAAGAACAGCAGGTACTTCTGGTTTAGAAAATGGTGATTTTGTTTATTTAGATGACTTCAAAATCACAGAAATAGATAAACTCAGTAGTGGTGTGTTGTTAAATATGGCTCCTGAAGATTTTGAAGGAGATTCATTCTAATGGATTATAGTAATAGAAAATGGGTTATAGTAAACGTATCTGATATAACAGAAGAAATGATTTATAATGCAATACAATCATCTATGGATACATTAAGAAAATCATTAGATGGCACTCAAGCGATACTTAAATGGGATGGTGACACACCTACTTGCTTTGATGGTATGACAACTTATAACCATAACGAGATATTAACAGAACTTGCCAAATCAACTTGGACAGAAGCAGATGCCTAAGTTCGGTAAAAGGTCAAGAGAAAACTTAGCAACTTGCGATGAAAGGTTACAAAAGGTATTTAATGAAGTTATTAAACACGTGGATTGCTCAGTTCTCGAAGGCGAAAGAAGTGAAGAAAGACAAAACGAACTCTACAAGTCAGGCAAGACAAAGGTTAAATACCCTAATGGTCGTCATAATAGTTCCCCCTCTCGTGCTGTTGATGTTACGCCTTATCCTGTAAACTGGAAAGACAGAGAAAGGCAAACAATGTTTGCAGGTTATGTATTAGGTACTGCAAAGCAGATGGGAATTAATCTAAGATGGGGTGGCGATTGGGATCAAGATTTTGAAGTAATGGATAATCGATTTGACGATTTTCCACATTTTGAATTGGATAAAAGTGAGGAGTAACACTTAATAACAGGATTCTAAATGATAGATATAAATCCTAAAGAGCTTATATGTCCACATTGTTATCACGTGGGGATGAGTAAGCAGGGATTCAATGCAAGAGGGCAACAAAGATATCAATGTAAAAGTTGCCGAGTAAAAACAATATTTCCTATCTACGATGCAGACGTAGAAGTAATAAAAGAAAACGTAAGACTTTCAAAGCAGAAACAGAAAGCACAAGACAGAAATAGAATACAAAATAAAGCATTTCGTGAACACGCAAGGATCGAAAATGCAATCGAAGAATATACTAAAGAATTAAAAACGCTTTTTGAAAATAATAGTTTAAATTGTACTACTACAAAACACAAGACAAATAATAAAGCAGTTGGTGTTATACAATTTTCAGATGTCCACCTAAACGAACTCGTTGATTTAGAAAACAATAAATATGACTTTAGTGTTGCATCCAAAAGAGCAAGACTTTTCGTAAATAAGGCTAAAACGTACTTTAAAACAGCAAATGTAAGCAATATAGTCTTTGCATTAACAGGTGACCTTATGAATAGTGATAGAAGATTGGATGAGCTATTGAATCAAGCTACAAACAGAGCTAAAGCAACATTTCTTGGGGTGGACATATTCCAACAAGCAATACTTGATATGGCTGAAGATTTTAATGTAACAGTTGCATCGATTGTTGGAAATGAAGGTAGGGCAAATAAAGAGCTTGGGTGGAGTGATATAATAGCAACAGATAACTATGATTATACGATATTTCAATGTTTGAGATATTTATTTAGAAATAGTAATGTTAAATTTATACACGGTGATCCATCAGAATTAGTGATTAACGTAGCAGGGCAAAACCTTTTAATGATGCACGGACACGGATCGTTTAGAGGTAAACTTGATACAGCAGTTAATCAAATAGCAGGTCGCTATTCTTTGAGAGGTATAAAGATAGACTATGTTATATTTGGACACGTTCATAGTGCAAGAGTAGGTGATAACTTTGGCAGGTCATCTTCTATGGTCGGTGCAAATGATTATTCAGAGAAAGCACTTAATCTCAATGGAAGGGCAAGTCAGAATTGCTATATATTCTATGACAATGGGAATAGGGATGGGATTAAAATTGACCTGCAAAACACACAAAACGAGGGATATAATATAGATAAATCACTCGAAGCGTATAATGCAAAGTCGCATAGTAAAACAAAAACAAAAAAAACAATATTTGAGGTAGTAGTATAAGTGGATATATTCGAGTTAGTTAAAGAATATGGAGTAAGTTTAGTAGGACTTGTAGCTTTAGCTTATTATGTTAAAACGCAAAACGATTGGATTACAAACGAGTTGCAAACAGAATTAAGAGAAAGTTTTACACGATTAGAATCTATTGTAATAAAATTAATTGACAATAGTAAGAAAGTAGAAATAAAACAATCAGAACTAAAAGCATCTTATAGAGCAATAGTAGAGATTCTCGCAAGTATGAGCGGGAATGGTTTAAAAGAAAAATTTATGCGAAAGCAAGACAAACATTATTAAAAGGAGATAACATATGTTAGATTCAGTATTAGGAGTATTAGGTAACAATTCAGGATTATTAGTTGGTGGTGGATCATCTGCCATCGTTTTATGGGTATTAAAAAAGATACCTAACGAGCATATTTGCTCTGTTATTGAAACTGGATGCGAAAGCATTGGTAGAGTAATGACACTAAACCTTAGTAAATGGAAAGCAACAGCAAAAGTGTGGAACTCAACTATAGAGCCATACTTTATTGATTTGATTGACAATGTATTTGGTAGCATTGTTAGAGGGTTTATTAAGGGATTGAGAGTTGATAACAAGTAGGATTATCGCAAAAGTATTGCCTTTCATAATGAAACAAGTGTGGAAGGCAATTTTGCCTGAATTAAAGCCTTTACAAAAATATGTAAATGAGCCAAATGATTTAGATTTAAAAGTAAAAAGAATTGAGAAAAAACTTAAAAGATTGGAAAAGCAAATAGATGGTTTATATGGATGAAAGAAACCTAAAGCTACAACATAAGCTATCACAAGATAGACAAGTTGTAAAAATAGGCGATGATTCAACAGGATTATTATTAAAAGATAATCGTGTTTTTGTTGAACAACAACCATCTGAAGAAAACGAAGTAGCTACAAAGAAATATGTAGATGATAATTCTGGAGGTGGCACAGAGTTTAGACAGATATTACACGGTGGATTTAATTATAGCTCATCAGCAGGTACAAAAGTATATTTACCTTTAAATGGCACGTTATCTGAATTAAGCAACACTTCAAGCGTAAATGAATTTAGATCTTACGTTGTACCATACGATGGTTATTTAAATCAAGTAATTATAAGAAGCGAAGAAGCGTGTGGCATTACTATAGTAGGTTTTCATAAATCATCAACAGGCACAGAGATACCTAATAACACAGCAACATCAACTGTTACTATTCAAATGACAGCAGACGATACAGCGACAAAATTTGCATTTGGAAGTAGTAATACTTTTAGTGCAGGAGATATAATATCAATATCGTTTGATCCTACTAATGATGCAAATGATACAAATTTTACAGCAGAACTAATTTTAGATAGTTCATTAGGATTATAGGAGCATAATGAGTTTAACAAACAAAACTTTAAAAGATACCTATGTAGATTTGCTACAATTAGATAACTCTAATAATGGTACACCAACAACGGTAACAAGAATAAAAGATGGTGCAGGTAGTTCAACTGCTTTAATGATATCAGATGACCAATTACGGGTAAATCCAGTAAACGATGATACAACAGCAGCATTACAAGTAAGAGCTAAAGGCACAGGAAATGTTGTTTTGTCTGTAGATACTACTAATGAAGTTGTATCTGCATCAGGTAATACTCTAAATACACAATACGCTTATTTTAGTGTAGTAACCACTCACTTTAGTGCGGCAGCAGCTAATGAACATTATGCAATACCATTCGCAAATGGTAATAACGCAGCAACTACATCATATATAAGTTTAGGTACAGGAACTGATCCTGCTACATCAGTAGATACAAATAGCGTTGCATATAAACTTGTTCCTGTTATGTGGTACATTCCTGATAATATGACTATAGATGCTGTTTATTCGTTTGAAGGTGCAGATGCAGCAACTGGTGATACAACTCGTATGCACTTAATGAGCTATGATTTTACATCAGGTGCAACAAGTCCATTAACAAACGGAACATTATTAGCACATAATTCAGATGTAACAAACGCAGGATATGAGCAACCATATTTAAGCACGTGGACAGTAGATAGTTCAGATGTAGTAGCAGGAAAAGTTATTTTAGCAGCATTTAGGTCAGATAGTAATAACTCTGACTATTCATTAACAATTAAAGTAAAATACCATTTAACGTAGGGGAAAATTATGGCAGCAGAACCATCAGGCACATATACAACACAAGATGTGGGTAGGGGTATGACAAATACAACAGCACAAAAAGTAGAAAAAGTAGATTATACAAAACCAATATCAACAAAAACAAAATCTATATCATATAGTGCGACAGTACACAATTTATTATTAGATTTAGCACCTACAGACGATTCAGGTGATGATGAAAAACACGTTGGCTCTGCTCCTATAAGTGCAGTAAGAGTCAGAAATGATGGGTATGTATCAGCACTTGCAATTTTTGGTTATACAAGATATACAGCAGAAACAACAGAAGCTAATACAGAATATGTACATTATCTATTAGCACCTGAAGAAGAAATTATTATACCTGCATCAAGAGCAATTATTGTAGATAGCTTAGACCAATTTGATGGAACAGCAATAACAGCAACAGCACCACATTCTGATATGTATGTAGCAAGTGGATGTTTACTTGATGAGGGAAGTAATATTACAGATTCAGTTACAAACTTTACGGTAGATGACGGAGATTATTTTGAAGTAGGTGATTTAATTCGTCTTGATAACGAGATTATGGAAGTAACAGCAATATCAGGAACTGAGCTAAATGTGATAAGAGCAGTTGGTGGCTCAACAGCAGCATCACACAATGACGATGTTGCAATTAGACTTCCATTTTACAACGCATATCACGACTTTGATAAATATAGTGTTGCACAGACAGATGCACTTGGAAGATATAAAGCTACTAACCTTGCAGGATATGGTAGAGTAGCATCTGATGAAGGTGGAATATCAGCAGGTAGTGTAGCAATACAATTCTATGAAGCAGGATATGCTAAACTTGGACTTACAGATGTATCATCAAACACAGAAAGTGGACTAACAGCATCAACAGCGTATGAGTTTGATATAACAGTAGATGCAGCAGTTAATGGGGATACATTTTCAAATCTATCTTTTACTACAGATTCAAGTAACACAAAGTTTGGTGGCTCTAATGGTATAATAGCAAAGATACAAGATGCACTTGATACACAATACTATACAGCAGGAAATCTGTTTGAAAAAAGAGTAATTGTATCAATAGAAGGTGGCGATATAATATTTAGAAGTGGCTCACACTTATCTACATCAGCAGTACATTTAGGTGCAGGATCAACTGGCACAGCAGAATTTTTAGGCTCAGGAAGAATCCCTGCAAGTCCAACATCAGTTGCAGCACGATTAGCACAAGAAGTTTTTTATGACAAAGTAACAAACGAAGCAACATATAAAAATATATTTATTAGAGATGATGGGCGTGGTAATTTATTATATAAAAACACACAATTTGTTGGCACAATAAACTATGAAAGTGGAGCAATAGACTTTTCTGTAGGTGATAAGCCAAATGCAGAGTTTGTAGTTAGTTTGCTACATACATCAGCTATGAGTGGAGCATTATCAACAGCAGGTAGTGGTAGAGCTAACTCATTAAGACAAGTGCTTGGGAATACACCACAACAAAAGTGTGAAGCAATACTAACAGTAGAAACATTTTAGGAGGTAATAATGCCATACGGAAAAGGTACATATGGTAAAAAAAGAGGGCGACCAAAGATGAAGGTCGGCAGAAAAAGAAAAAGAATCGTTAGAAGAAAAAGGAAATAATAAATGGCGACAGACTTTAAATATGCAAGTCAAAGTGATTTAAATAGATATGTAGGCGATATAGTTGCAGATGCAGATAGTAAAAGGCAAGTATATAACTGGGAAACTACAGACACTACACACTTCTACAAATCATACAATACAGGATTTATTAGCGTATTATTTTTTGATGGTATAGAAGGAACACCTGTTACAGATGATCCTAATGCTAATTATGAATTTAGATATTCAGAAGGTAATGATTCTGTTGAGGTGTTTATAAATACAGATAATCCAAATGATATTGTGGTTGAAGCAGGGTTTGATAATACAACTTACTACGACCAAATACTTGTAGATGCTTCAATGGAGCTAAACAACTTACTTGATGCACGTTATCCTACGCCATTACCTAAATATGACCAATATGATGCTAATACAACACATTCAGCATCAACTACAGAGTATGATGCAATAATAATTAAGATGACTTGTTATATAGCAGCATCAAACGCACTTAGAACAATAGGCGAAACAGAGAAAGCTGATTACTATTATGATTTAGTAACAAACGCAGAAAAAACAGGAATGGCAGATAGATTAAATGCAGGTGAGTTTAAATTAGCATTTGAAGTAGATAGCCACGATGACAAAGGCAAAGTAAGAAATATATCTAAAGCAGGTAGTATGGATATTGTAGAAACAGCAGGTGAATGGCACGGCGAAAAATATGACGTTGTTCGTATAACTTGCACAACTGGTGGTGCTTATGGTACTGCAATAGTTAAAGCAGAAACGTATGGAAATGATGCGTTATTTGGCACTACAACTGAAAATATTAAAGTAACAGGTGGACTACAAGAAATAGTAAATGGATTATACGTCAGATTTCAAGGTGCATCTATGAATTTAGATACAACGCCTGACCAATGGGAAGTAACTATAACAGGATCAGATAGAAAACTTACAAACGCACAAACAGGTGCAATAGACCTAACAAGACGAGGATATAGCGTATAATGGCTGTAACTTATGATGAAATATCATATAAGTATATAGAAAAGGGTTTAAAAACCATAATAAACGATGAATTTCGTAATGTTTACGTTTCTCCGATGTTTACGATGCGTGGAACAGAATGTGTCCGAATAGCAGTAAGTAGTAGCGAAAACGATGAAACTACAAATGCTTATGAAAGAAGAATTTTCAACGTCATAGTACGTTATTATCAAAAAGGCGATTTAAGGTCAGAAAAAGTTTATGCAGGAATTAGACGAAAAGCTGATAAATTACGCAAACATATACTTGACAATCAGACAGCTAATACAGCATCAGCTCAATGGGCGTTTCTTGATATAGATAGTATTAATTTTAATATACAAGACGAAGAAAACGAGGGAATAGACAATTTAAATATAACAGAGTATGAACTATCTGTAGTTCATCATAATCCATTATAAGGAGTAAAGAATGGCACAGGCAACAAACTATTTTCCAAGCCAAGATGTTTCAGTTTTTATACAAGATGAAGTAATTGTTGGTACAACACCTGACGATTCAGCATTGACACGATTACAAGCAACATCTTTCACAATACCTGAAGCATCAGTACCACTTGAGTTTTCATCTGCAAGAAGTGGACAATATACAACAACAGCGACACAAGCACATCATTCACAAGGCACAAAGTTGTGGACATTCGATACTGTATTAAGAGGTACACCATTTTCAGTATTAAAAGCGTGTCAAGCAGTTTTTGAACAAGGCTCATCAACAGCAGAACTTGACAATGATTATGTTTTTGATGTAGCAGGATATAGAGTAGCAACTGGCTCAGGTGCTAAAACACACGACATTAGATTCATTAATGGTGGTGCAGATACTACTAATCACAACATAGAGCTTAAAGGTTGCATAGGAACAGGATTCACATTATCATCAGATATTGGCTCAGAAGGTGGAGAGCTTGTATGCACAATAAATTGGGCGACAGGATTTATGCCAGTACATAGTGCAGACGATATATCATCTCCTGCTTATGATGAAGGAACGCCAAAGAATATTAGAAATCTTGGATTAACTACAACGGAACTTGATTCAGCAAATGATATGGTTGTTCAATCATATGAGCTGTCAGTACAAAGAACAATCGAAAGAGTACATTATTCAGATATTACAGATGGTCAATTTCATCCATTTGGCTATGTGATGACATCACCCTTTGAAATAACAGGCTCAATGACAGTAATAAGAAATGACGATGTACACGATTTACTTGCTAATTTTTATAATAGCACAGCAGTTGATTTAAGAATAGCTGAATCATCAGACTTCGCTATAGACATAAATAAAGCTGTTTTAGGTGAATCAACAGTAGATAATGGTGGTGCAATATTAATGCAAACAATACCATTCACAGCAGTAGCTGATGAAGATATTGATGGATCAAATGAGCAAGTATTAGGGATTACTATAGCATAATGAAAATAGAACTAAAAGGCGAGAATAAGAAAAAGATTGAGGTTGAGGTAAAAAGCCTTAACCTTGATGACAGAGGTGAATTTAATGACATATATACAAAAGCCACATTTGGTGATTTAAAATGGTCATTATTTGCTAAATCTGTTTTATTAGCAACAGAGCTAACAGAAGAAGAACTTAATGAATATACTGATGTTGATATTATCAATATTGCAAAAGAATGTTACTCTATTGTGAATAAAAAAAAATTGAAGAAATAATACTTAGAGTCAATATACACATATCGGCGAATGGAATACAGAGCAAACACTCTTTGCCTGATGAGTTTCCATATAGAGCGATGAATCCGATGAGTGTAAAAGAGCAAACATTCAATAGTATAGAAGATGTATATGAAGTGCTAATAGAATGTTATGAAAAATGCGTTAAAAAGGGAGTGTCGGAAATTGGGAAAGCACTATATCAACAATCATTATTTATCTGCAACGACACAATGCT